CCAGCATCTAACTGCTTTCTGTCGGGCGTTTTTGATGTGTACCCTGAATAGGTTTTTGTATAACATTTACTCATTTTTTTCCCCCTTTATTCTTTATTATAGTAAATCATTTTATAATTTATTTGCTTTCTGGCCAGGTGCTCTGATGGATCCGGAATTGTGATTATACTTTCCAAGTAAAAATCTAATCCCACTGTTTCAGAAAAACAATAAACTTCATTTAAAGCTTGCAAATTTTTCACAAAACTTATTAAATCAGCCACATTATCACCGTTGTTATCCCAACAATTTATTGTTAGAGTAAATTCCCAACTTGAAGGACTTATTTGAAATGCTGTGCCTAATGTGTAAACACCGTATGGAAAAACGCCACCTCTTGGGGCAATTCTCGGGTAAACTTTTGCATTTATTTCTTTAAGTTTTGCATCAATTATTTTGCCTGCTTCCATTTCATCAAATATCATTTTATGCACCTCCAAAACCTTTGAGGTTTTTCTCAACTATATCCTTTACCGTTTTCTTACCTTCTTCTAATGCAGGCCTCAAAAAAGGTGCTGGGTGTGACCCTCTTGTGAAATGCGCTACTCCTTTTCTGTCCTCATATACCCACGGTGTTTTTCTTCCTTTGCCATTTTCGGCATAAAGGCCTGTTCCGTATTCTATGTAAATTGCATACTTTAATGGGTTTCCAATTCTTACTTTCAAATCGCTCAAGTATACTTCAAAAGTCGTTTGCGCTCTTAAAAGGCCTGTGTCAACTGTGTCATTATCCGTTATGTTTTCTCTTGCATCTCCTACAACAGATTGACCTATCTGGTGCAAGGCTTTGTCTAATCTTTTTTGTAGTTCTGATTTTAATTGCTTTGCGTTATTCCTGACTGTCACTGTCATATGTACTACCTTCTTTCAGAAATAGTTTTAAGAAATCTCCAAGCATCATTGGGTCATCAATGTAAGTTATTGTATAATATTTACCATTGTATTTTATTCTATTTGCTACAGAAAGTGATGTATTATTACAATACATTTTATTTGTAGCTTCAATTCCTAGTTTGTCCGCTTTTACCACATCGTTACCTGATAATGGATTTAAAACAGCCGTTATAGTAGCAATTTTTGTCCAAGTTGCTACTCTTCCTGAATAACCATTATCAACTTCTGTGAAGCTTTCTATGTCTACGCTTTTTCCCATTCTATTTAGCATAAAATCTATATTCCCTATTACCATTTATACCACAGTATCTTTGTAATTTGCTAGCAAATAATTCGCATTTTCAGCTAATAAACCGGAACTTAAATCAGAACTAATATCAAAAGTTTCACTTGCATCATCTAATTTCCAGCTTTTTCTGTTTCCTGTGTTATAAGTTTTGTTATATCTCCTAACAACTTCTTGGGTACAAATATCTTGAATGTCAAGAGGAATTGTCACAAAACCAGCTGTATAGTCTACTTGAATATTAGACGCCTTTCTAACATCAATGCCATTTGGCACCATATTTATAGGATTTTCATATGCTTTAATATGCCACAGGTTTTCCCTATAAAGTACACCAGCGGAGGCCTCAGCTATCTCAAAATCGTCTATGCTGTCATCGTTCACAAGCACGTCACTTACACTGATTATAGGGTAATTTTTAAGCACTAATTTTGTGCTGTTATTCCCTGTATATTTCTCAGAATACACTGTTGAGGCAAATATACGCCCCACTAATTTCTCAATTTTAGCACTAATTATATCAATATACCTTGTTAACAATGTGTCTTGTGACGTATCTGTAATGCCTAATTCTGCTTTTACTACACTAATAGTTACTAAGCTCATAAGTTTTCCCCCCTAATTGCCGCCAGGCAAAAAGGACTTATTTGCCCTTTTTCCTGACTGTTGTTTTTTCTTCAACAATTTTTGCTACTTTCTTTACCTCTTTTTTGCAGATGCACTTATCTTTTGGCATTCTACAAATATTGCATTTTACCTTACTCATTTATACCACCCCTATAAATTTCTTGTGTCTTCTGGATCACCTAATGCAATAAAAGCATTTGCTGGCAATGCAGGTGTAGTTCCTGCTGTTAATGCTACAACAACTGAAATCCCTACATAAGCATCTGCCTCCGATAAATCTACATCTACAGAAGCATTTACTGAATCTTCTGCTAATGTAATTGTTATGTCATCCCCATTTATATCTTTTAAATTTGCTGCCCCAGTACCTGAACTGTCTGATGCATGTTGAACAGTAGCAACTAATGATTGAGCTGTTGGTGCTCCTGATGCTTCTCCAACTCCTACTGATATTATTGCAGTTTTGAATGCTGCTCTTGATATCCACGCAGTTGACGTCCCAGCTGACAATGCTGTCGCAGTTGGTGCTAATAATGGTTGTAAAGTTGTATTTCCTAATAATTCATTCTTCATTTATATTTTCCTCCTCTAAATTTTATTTAAAACTACGCTTTTGTATAAACATTGTAATATACTACAAATGCTTCTGGGTGTCTTAAAGCAAAATCATAAAACGAAGTTACTTTAATTGCTGTCATGCCTTGTTGAAATAAGTTCACAGTATTTCCAGCAGAATCTTTTATTGATGCTTCTTTTGAAGTTTCTACCTGGAACATTTTTTGTTCCCCAATTTCAAATTCTGACCAATCTCCAAAGAATATATCAGTTTTTAAATTTGCTGTAGCATCCAATGGTATTTCATTAAACATTTCAAAAGGTGAACCACATAAGTTTCCTGCAGCCATTTCTTCTCTTAAAATGTAATTTCCTGACCCATCTTTTACATTGAAGAACGGAGCCCATAATGCACCATTAAATACAAATCCAAGTTTAGAACCTGCCACATTTGTTTTTAATATGTCGCCTTTCATTGATGCAGCTGTGTCACCGTCTACTACTTCTGCATTTGCAGTTTTTGTGATACCTGTGAAGTTTTTTATCCCTCTTGGCGTAAATTCTGAGCCTGTTCCGTAAAGTGCTGTATAGTTCATTGTTACTTCCATTTCTCTCAAAATATCTTCTAACAATCTTTGGTCTGCTTCATAAGAATTATTCATCATAATCTCATCAGAAACAATTACCATTGACGCTTGTTTTTTAGAACTTAACTTGATGTTTCCAAAACCTTGCTTTTTAGCAAATACTGGTTTTCCTTCACCTATAAAGTACGATAACGCCCCAGCTGTATGAACAGGTAAATTGATGTTTCCGTTAGGCATTGGTGTTATTCTTGCACCCATTTTGTATAAAAATACTCTTGCTCTTAATAACTCAACTAATTCTCCATACATTTCCTCTACTAAATAGCCACCATCTTCATTCACGCTTTCATTTTGGAATTCAACAGCTTTTGTTATTTCTCCTGTCATAGTTCCTATCATTTTTGTAAAAGCTTTGTCTTTTCCGTAAAATTTTTCAGCTCTTGTTGCAATAAATTTTTCTCTTGGAATTCTTTCAGGATTGTCGTTTTCTGCTTGCCATGATAATTTTATCATTCTTGCAAATGCATGTCCTTTTTTTAACTCATCTTTTAAGTTCATTTTTTGTCCTCCTACTGTCGCTATTGTAGCGGCCGGTGCTTGTGCTGGCATTTTTTGTTTTTCTACTTCAGTTACCGTTTTTGCAATTATATCTGATATTTTCATTTTTTTGCGTCCCCCTTTTTATTTTTATTTAAAAAATCCATTATCATTGCTTTGATTTCATCATCTGTTGCATTAATTTCGTCATCTTCAATTTCATCTTCGTTTTCTTCTTCATTTTCAAAGCTTTCTGCGTTTGGATTTATTTCTTTTGTTTCTTCTGTGCCTTTCATTTCACTTCTTAGCTGCGTAAAATCTGCAACAGCTTTTTCTACTTTGTCAACAATTTCCTTTTGTATAAAATCCGTCAGGGCATCTTTGTTCGCTATCTCAATTTCAATTTCAAATTTTTTAGCTGTGCTGGCTTTTGTTTTTCCACTTTCAATATTCTTTGCGTCAATATATGCTTGTGTAGGTATAACTTCTGTAAAGTCTCCAGCTAATTCTACGCCTGCCCCAATTACTACATAACCAATTTTGTAAAATTTATCAGCCCAGTTTCCTTGTGAGTCATTACCGTAAGAATTAAAAACAACTTCGCCAATGTAAATATCACAAACATACAAGCCATCTTCTTTATTTAGTTTTGTTTTTATGGCTTCTCTTAAAAGCACACGTAAAGTTGCAGCAACAGTTGTGCCTTCTTTAGAAATTTCTTTGTTACCAGCTCTTGCATTTGACGGCATAAGAACTACAGATAATTCAGTTTGTTCTTGACCTTTAAAATCCCATCCACCTTTTTCGTTACGCTCCATTTTTTCCCAACTTGGTATAAATCCTACTGAGAACCTAATATCTTTGCCATCTTTTGCCATTTTCCAAATCCTGTTAGCAAGTTTTTCTCCTGCAGTCCATTCAGCTGAATCTCCTTGTGGTGTGTCAAGTTGAATATCGTTCCAATAAAAACCGTCTTTAGCAAATGCGTTCACAATTTCGCCTAACCTTCTATCAGAACTTTCTGAGGTTTTGTGACTGTCAACTAATGGTGGATTATAACCAGGCATTTTCCATTGTGTTGTGTCTATTCTGTCGTCATCTCTGTCATAATCGTTATCGGATGCTTTTACTCTTATAATTCTTTTTGTCGCGTCTAGAATCTCTGGTTTTTGCGTAAGTCCTAGATTTTTCTGATAATCTTTTTGTTTTTCTTTCTTAGTCAAAATTTTACCCCCTTTCTTAAAAGTTATAGCACTTTTAGCTTTCTATTTATTTCTAATTGTATATTCTGGAAGTACTTTTTGAATGCTCTTTTAAAAGCTGTTTCTGCCCCAATTGCTGCATCTTCTTGTTGTTGTTTCCAATCTGAGTCCGCTGATTTAGTGCTGACTTTAGGCGCTAACGTACATCTGCACTGTATATTTTCCTCAGCAGTTGAAAACATTCCAGGTGCAAGTGCTCTGTCACCGGAAATTGACACAAAATACCCATCTATACCAATTATTTCGCCATCAAGGTGCGCATGAGAATCTCTTGTTCTTGGGCCTTTAGTAGCTAACCACTTTTTATCCTCAACCCCAGCCATTTTCATACCGTCAAATGTTGCAGCATTAGTGCCAGTCATTGTTTCAGTTCTAGCTATTCGCTCCAATTCATATCCGGACTTTACGCCTTTAAAAACATTGTCGTTAAGTCTTTTCATTAATTGTGTCACGCCTTCACCTTCTTGATAGCCTTCAATTAACTCATTTCTAAGTTCTTTCTTTAATGTTTTTGAAATTATCTTAATTCTGTCACCAGCATAAGCTTTTATTTTAGCAATTACTAACGGATTTGTGATGTTGAAGTCTATTGCAAGTCCAAAAGTGTCTTTTAATCTTTCCACAGTAGC